GCATGGACGGTGATTTCGACACAGGTAACGTCCGTTACAAAGCCCGTGAGCGTTATAGCTTCGGCGTGTCTGATCCACTGGGTATCTTCGGTTCACCCGGAGCCTAATATTTCTTCGGAAATATTTGAAGGGGGGCCTTGTGCCCCCTTTTCTTTTGTTGTATATTGTTCTCAATCCGGGCTTTCCGGTGTATCAAACTGTCCCGGCAGACAACATACTGATTGATACGCCTAACTTGTATGTAAGGACACATATCATGGCACGTACTACGTTCTCCGGCCCAGTCATATCTTTGAACGGCTTTATTGTCGACCACACCCCCGGATCCGCTAATGCAATTAACGCAACAGCTACAGCCACTGCAGCGCAAGTTGCTTCTGGCTACATCACATCGACATCAGCCGCTGCTACAACCATCACTCTGCCAACTGGCACTCTGTTGGGAGCCGCTCTAAGTGCTACTAAAGGTACTGTGTTTGATTTGTTTATTGACAACACCGCTGGCGCAAGCACAGTTACTGTTGCTGTAGCCACAAACGGTGTCTTGTCTACCGGCGCGGTTGATGCTGCTGCTGCTGCGGGTACTTTTGGCGATTTGACTGTCGCTTCTGGTGTAACCGGTTTAGCCCGTTTTACCATCATGTTCTCTAGCGCAACAGCGTACGTGTTTACACGCACTGCTTAATTAGGAGCATCAAATCATGATGCAAACAGACGTAAAAGCGGTTCACAGAGAAACTACAGGCACGGTAGTGTCGGGACGCAACAGACTTAAAGGTCTGATTGTTACGCCCGGCGGCACTGCGGGAGACATTATTCTTAGAGATGGTGGCGCTTCAGGCACGGTACGTGTTCAGTTTAATTTGTCTACCAACCAATCCGCGTTTTCTTTTACAGTGCCGGGTGAAGGTGTTTTGTATATTACCGATATACACGTAACCCTACCTACAGCTTCAAAGATCACGGTGTTTTATGGCTAAGTCTCCAGCATGGCAGAGAAAAGAAGGCAAGTCCGAGAAGGGCGGCTTGAACGCCAAGGGTCGGGCCTCCGCGAAAGCGCAAGGTATGAACTTGAAGGCTCCCCAGCCCGAAGGCGGCTCCCGGCGCGACTCTTTCTGTGCGAGGATGGGCGGGATGAAAAAGAAGCTAACAAGTGCCAAGACAGCCAACGATCCGGATTCACGGATCAACAAAGCTCTTAGAGCATGGAATTGTTAATATGAGCGATAGCCACGACAACATAAAAAACACGCTAGATTTTGTAGCAGTGTTTGCTACGTTTGGTTCTTTTTTAGAACTGTTTAGCCCAATATTTGCTTTGGTTGGTGCAATTGTTGGTGTTATGCGTATCTATGAGATGGCTACGGGAAAAGGATTCCACGAGCTTTTTAAACGCAAGAAGGCTGAAAATGCCATCGACGAGTAAGAAACAACACAATTTCATGGCAGCGGTGGCTAATAACCCAGCGTTTGCTAAGAAAGCAGGCGTTCCACAATCTGTGGGTAAAGAGTTTAACGAGGCCGACAAAGGCCGTAAATTTTCTAAAGGTGGCGATATGAAATCAGTAGATATGGAAAAGAATCCCGGTATGGCCAAGTTACCTACAGCTGTACGTAATAAAATGGGCTATATGAAAAAAGGCGGCATGGCTGAAGGCAGCAAAGCAGACATGAAGCAAGACAAAGGCATGATGCAGAAGGCCGTGAACAAACACGAAGGCCGTTTGCACAAAGGTTCGCCTATGACCAAGTTGGCTAAAGGCGGCGGTATTGAGTCTCGGGGTAAAACCAAGGGCAAGATGATCGTCATGAAAAATGGCGGGAAGTGCTAATCATGCCAATGACACCAGAAGCCGCAAAGAAATATAAGCCTCGTCGCCCTGATGTCACTATTGATGATGTCATTACGCCCGAGACCCGCGCTAAAATGGAAGAAGCTAAGACTGATGTAGAAGACGAAAAAACTCGTCAGAAGATTAAGTCTATGGGGTACGCTAAAGGCGGCGTTACTCGTGCAGACGGCATTGCCAAGCGTGGTAAAACACGCGGAAAGATGTGCTAAATCATGATGCCAAGTCGCGGCATGGGAGCCGTTAACCCCTCTAAGATGCCCGGCGCAAAGAAGAAGGCCCGTCGTGATGACACTGACTTTACGCAGTATGCCGAAGGCGGTAAGGTAAAATCCAAGGTGAACGAGTCTGGCAACTACACCAAGCCAGAGCTACGCAAACGGATTTTTAACAGTGTTAAAGCCGCCGCAGTGCAGGGCACAGGCGCAGGTCAGTGGTCAGCTCGCAAAGCTCAGTTAATGGCTAAACGTTACAAAGCAGCAGGTGGTGGCTATAAATGAAAGCTCCGCAGAAATCGCTTAAGGATTGGGGCGACCAGAAGTGGCGCACTAAGTCTGGTAAACCGTCAAGCAAGACGGGTGAGCGATATTTGCCTGAAGCAGCCATTAAATCTTTGTCCCCTCAAGAATACGCGGCTACAACCAAAGCCAAACGTGCGGGCAAAGCGTCTGGTAAACAGTTTGTGGCTCAACCCAAAACCATTGCAAAGAAAACGGCAGGATTTAGATGACCACTACCGGCTCAACCCTATTCAATATGGACTTCACGGAGATTGCCGAGGAAGCATGGGAGAGGGCTGGCCGTGAGATGCGTACTGGTTATGACTTGCGTACAGCTCGTCGGTCCATGAACCTGATGACCATTGAGTGGCAGAGCAAGGGCATTAACATGTGGACGATGGAGCAGGGCGTCATTAACCTAACTCCGGGTTTATCTACGTACGCGCTACCAAAAGATACCATTGATCTGATGGAGCATGTGATCCGCACAGGATCTAACACCGCTTCCACGCAGGCGGACTTAACCATTTCACGCATTAGCGTTTCTACTTATGCAACTATTCCAAACAAGCTTACTCAAGCTCGCCCAATTCAAGTCTGGATTCAAAGACTTTCTGGCGAAACTAACCCAACCAGTTCGGTCTTGGTGGGCGCGATTACGGCAACGGACACCACAATAACGCTTAACACAGTAGTTGGGCTGGCTGGATCGGGCTTTATCCGCCTTGATACCGAAGATATTTACTACACGTACGTCACGGGCAATGTGCTGGGCGGCGTATTCCGTGGGCAAAATAACACGACTGCAGCGTCGCATATAACTGCTACGGCGGTGTACGTACCCCAGCTTCCAGCTGTGACGCTCTGGCCCACTCCTGACAACTCAATACCCTATCAGTTCGTATACTACCGACTCAGGCGCGTCCAAGATGCTGGTGCAGGTGTTGAGACAGCCGATATGAACTTTCGCTTCCTGCCCTGTTTGGTAGCGGGCTTGGCGTACCATATCGCCATCAAAGTCCCAGAGCTGATGCCCCGTATTGAGATGCTCAAACAGATTTACGACGAGACATTTAACATTGCGGCGGGCGAAGACCGAGAGAAAGCCCCAGTCAGGTTTGTGCCACGTCAACAATACATTGGTAGTGGTTACTAATGGGCAATAGATTCGCATCCGGCAAAATAGCGATTGCTGAATGTGATCGCTGTGGCCAACAATATAAGCTTAAATATCTTAAAACAGAGATCATTAAGCAGCGTAAATACGAGTTGTTGGTCTGCCCTACATGCTGGGACCCCGATCAGCCGCAGTTGATGTTGGGTTCTTTCCCGGTGGATGACCCGCAGGCTTTGCGCAATCCACGCAGGGACACAACGTATGTAACTTCCGGCGTCAATACCGCAGGTTATGTGTCAGGCGGCTCACGGGACATTCAGTGGGGCTGGAACCCAGTTGGTGGGTCCAGATTCTTTGATAGTTTATTAACGCCCAACTACTTGGCATTAGTCGTACAAGTTGGTACAGTCACGGTAACTATAGGAGCTTAAAATGGCATTCACGAAATCAGCTGACGGCATCGCCAAAAAGGGTAAAACCGAAGGTAAAAACTACGGCGATAGCGGCCCTGTTGCTAAAATGATGCACGGCGGTAAAGGTAAGGGCAAGGGCAAAACCAACGCAGACATGTTGTCTATGGGCCGTGGTTTGGCAAAAATTGCAGCACAGAAAAGAGGCTAATCATGGCTACATTCAGCAAAAAATTAATGGGTAAAGAAGTTGGCGATGCCAAGGTCTATGCCACACCACACACCATGACTGGTAAAGTTGTGAAGGCTACCGATAACCCCGGTTCCGGCCCTGACCACAGCGATGCAAATACAGTCAATATGTCTGTTGGCAATATTAGTCGCCGTGCACAGCCAGCAACAAAGACAACTGGTATCAAGGTACGCGGTACTGGCGCGGCTACTAAAGGCTTGATGGCAAGAGGCCCGATGGCATGAACTACTCCCAGCTTGTCACGCAAGTAAACGATTACTGCGAGAACTCTTTCCCAACTGACAATATGAATACGTTCATACGTCAGGCGGAGCAGCGCATTTATAACACTGCGCAACCCGCTAATTTGAGAAAAAACGTGACAGGCTCGTTGACTTCTGGCAACAAGTATTTGAGTGCGCCGGAAGATTTTCTCTCAACGTATTCAATTGCTGTTTACCCGTCAGCCGGTGGTGATTATTTGTATTTGCTGAACAAGGATGTGAACTTTATCCGTGATGCATATCCAAA